AGTTGTGGGCAAAGACGATGGCCCAGTACAGATTGACACAGTGCATGACATCGGCACTGGTCTCGTAAATGATTTACTAGCTATTCGACAAAAAGACGCAGACAACGATAAATGATCACGGCAGAAGCCGCCAACGAGTTTGAGCAAAAACTCAGGGCGCACCCGGAACTCAACAACATGTCGCTGGAGCACAGGGCGGCATTTACAGCGCGTACAAAGTGGCTATACACAGCATCAAAGCACCAAGTACCGCCTAGCGGAGATTGGTGGGACATATGGCTGCTCTTAGCCGGTCGTGGCGCTGGCAAAACACGGTGTGCCGCAGAATGGACATGGGCGCATGCTTGGTACTCGAAAGAACCGATTCGATTATTGGTCTCGGCACCGACTTCCGGTGACGTTCGAGACGTGTGCTTTGAGGGCGACTCGGGGCTATTAAGTGTCTGCCCATCTGAGATTATCGAGAACTACAACAAGTCGCAACACGAAATCACGCTTAAAAACGGCTCTATCATCAAAGGCATTCCTGCATCTGAACCGGAACGCTTTCGTGGTCCACAGTTTCATGGTGGCTGGCTGGACGAGCTAGCTGCTTGGCACTACCTTGACGATGCATGGGCTATGCTGCAGTTCGGTATGCGTCTCGGTTCACACCCACAGATCATTTGTACCACGACACCGAAACCTAAGCCGCTGATCATGGACTTGGTAGAGCGTGACGGAGATGATGTAGCCTACACAATGGCTACCACGTATGACAACATACACAACCTTGCGCCTACGTTCCAAAAGCAGATATTGCAGTACGAAGGCACTAGTCTCGGCCGCCAAGAGATTTATGCCGAGATCATCGACCCTGAAGAGTCAGGCATCGTTAAGCGCAACTGGTTTAAGCTCTGGGATGCTGATAAACCATTGCCACAGTTTCAGTATGTCATTCAGTCGTATGACTGCGCCACGTCCGACAAAACCAAGAACGATCCAACAGCTTGCGTGGTGCTTGGCATCTTTAAGCCAAGTCCGGACAAGCCCATGTCTGCGATGCTGATTGACTGTTGGACTGAGCACATGCAATACCCCGAACTACGACCACGAGTCATTGAAGAGTCTACCTCGATCTACGGCGATGAGGACGAGTTCGGTCACGGTAAGAAAGTTGATCTGATTCTGATCGAGGACAAGTCAGCTGGCATTAGTCTGATTCAAGACTTGCAAAGAGCTGGGCTCAATGTACGAGCATACAACCCAGGAATGGCAGACAAGATGCAACGGCTTAACATAGTCAGTTCGCTTATTGAACGTGGCTTGGTCTACCTGCCTGAATCACAGACTACGCCTGGAGCAGCAAGGTCATGGTGTGAGCCGTTCATTAGTCAGATCTGTGCATTCCCTGAAGTCCGACATGACGACCTCGTTGATGCATTGACACAAGCTTTAAGAATTTTACGCGATATGGGTTTTCTTACGTTGGATTATTTGTATAATGACACAGACAAATACGTCGACGACTTACAACCTCGGAGGGTTAACCCCTACGCAGTATGACAGCCATTTACGACCATCTAGGCAATTATCTCGGAGACGACGGTAACCCTGAATTTTCGACAACAGTGCCACTTGACCAGATGCGTTATGAGCTGTCAAGAATGCCACTAAGACCTGACGGCTCTGATGTGCCATACACAATGCAAGAAGTTCGTAGCATGCCGGCACCAGCTCGTCAACCTGAGCCACCAAGACCGTACTCAACAGCTACGAATGTTGCACAAGCAGTAGCCGATCGCTTAGGGATCTCAGCAATACCGCAAGCAGCGCTAGGAATGATTTCAGGGTTGCCTGCAGCTGTTGCCAAAGAGCTCGGTTATCCGCAAGCGGCTGAAGCGCTACAGTACACGCCAACTTCAAGAGCTGGTATGGATATTTTAGAAGCAGGCGCTGCGGCGCCACAAGCAATTACAGGTTCGCACATGGGCTTTGGTCAGCTTGCCGAGTACTGGGTTCCTAAGAGCGGATTTGGACTACAAAGTCGACCAGTAATATCGCCTTCTGATGTCCAAGTACTTGGCGGTCGAGCAATTGCTCGTGGCCGTGAAGTGGCAGCCATTCCTGAAGACTTTAGAGCTGCTCAAGCAGGTTTACGGTGAGAAAGTGATCTTGGTGGGCCGACTTACGGTGCTCGCTTACAAGACGTTACTGAAGGGCTAGGCGATTATCTTGCTCGCCAAGAAGCTATGCGCTATTCTTACGAGCCAAGTGGCTCAGTGCAAGTGTTCGGCAACATGGTACCTGAGACAAACCTCTATGCAGTTCGTCCAAGCGGTACGTCAAACCAAGTGTTCCGTGAAGTGCCAACCGCACTAAACCCAAGGTACAATGTCTCAGGTGAGTCAAGACTGACTGGCGATCTAGCTGATATTCTAGACCGTGAAGAGCCAACCACGAACATTGAAGTTGGTACTCGTGTTCAGCCATTCACAAACTTTGTGCCAAATAACTTTGATAAGTCGGCCAATGACTTGTTCCGTGACTTCATTATGCCTAAGCTTGCAGAAGAGTTTCCTGGCTTGCAAAATGAAAACTTACTAAGAGCCGCACAAGTGAAGTACGGCACAGGGTTGCAAGACTGGATGAAGAGTAAGCTAGAAGAGTTTGCACAATTACCTGAAGTCAAAGCATATAACAAAGCTGCCATTGACACGATTGAGAATGATTTCACCATTGACAATCCTGCAGCGACACTTAGAGATGTGATGATTGTGCCACCTTCAGTGGAGTTAGCAGGCGCTCAAGCCGCTGAGAACTGGGTGATGCAGAACATGCAAAACTACATGACTGAGTACGTAGGTACAGCAGCAGACCCAGCGCTACAAGAAGTCATTAAGTCAGGTAAGACCATTATTCCACTACAAGAGCTAGAGCATTTTGCTAATGACAATGCTCGTACAGCACAAGGTTTCCGCACTAGAGCAGGCATGCCTACAGAAGGAGTTGTTAGACCTCAGCTTGTCAATGTAAGTAATGAACGTACCAGTGTAAAGCAAAGACTTGAGCAAATTCAAAATGAGTTTAATGCTTTAGTGGCGGCTAACCCAGGCGTCCGCCCTCTTGATATTCCTGGTGCAAAAGAGCTGCTTAAAGAGCAAAAAACCATAACTAAAGTTAAAGACAAACTTGAAGAGCAAGCCGCGAATTTACAAAAAGCAGTCATGTATGAAGACTACATGGATGCCAGAGTAAGACCAATAGGCGAACAAGCATTGGTTGAGGACATTAATCCTACGGAATTGCAACGATTCCCAATGATTCCTACGAACAAAGAGCTAATGTATCAGATGTACGTACCTGATGCGTTTAAAGATCTAGGTCGTGAGATTGTAAACAAGCTAGAAGCCGGGTTAATTACTCCTGAAGCAGCTAAGAAGCTGTCTGTACCGACTGCTGCCAAGATGAAAGCAGAGCTAATTGCCAAGAGAGAAAAGCTAGCACAAGAGGCTGCAAAACTAGAAACTCAGCAGTTAAAGTCTTACATCATTGAAGAAACACAAACATTGCCACAAGACGGTCAGTATGGCAAAGGCACAGTGGTTAAGTTTGATGCTACATTGTCTAAAGACCAAATGGAACGTGTGCTGTCTAGTGAAACTGAATGGCTGGATCATTGCATCGGTAGAGCCGGTACGCCTGATGACCGTGTGCTGTCACGTAAAGCCAAAGCTCTTGGCCCAGAGAATGTCGGATCTGATGACAAGTATGTAGGCTGGATTCCAATGATAGCTGCTCATAAACCAGGTCGAGTAGTACCAAAAGGCTCTGCCGGAACAGCAACAAGCTATATGAAAGAGTTTTTGGAAGGCAAGTCAGAAGGCCGGTCATTCCGAGATACTTCGACCGGTGTGCCATTTGCCACGATGAAGCTATACAAAGTAGAAGATGGTGAGTATGCAGGCAAGTATCGCATGGGTGAGTTCTTTGGTTACAAAGACCGCCAAGTTGATGGCCCATGGTACGAAGGGCGTGAAGGCGGTTATTCAGTAGCTGAGAATAAAGAATATCGCCAAGTAGTTGCAGACTGGGCAAATGACCATGCAGATCAGCTAAAGCCAGTAGCAAATGACCATTTGTATAAGTATGCAAGTGTTTATGACGGTCAGTCTCTTGATCATAAGTCTGTGTTGGCTCATGTACTAGGCGTAAAACCTGAACAGATCAATGACATTGTTCAGCAAGTCGGTAAGCGGTTCGTAACTGAAGACGAAGCAAAAGCTGCTAAGAATGCGCTAAGAGAAGCGCCGACCAATGAGCTTGAAGCTCTAAAAGAGACAAAAGCCGACATTGAGCGTGCTTTAAGAAATGGTAACTTCATGGATGACGAAGAAGAAGCAGTTCTTCGTCGCGACCTTGCGGATATTACAGATGAGATTCGTAGTTTACAACAACGAAGCCAAGTTGTTCCTCAGCAAATAGAACAAGTTCGTGAGTATATGACTTGGATTAATGATCGTTATCCTAATACACAAGAACGCCTGGCTCAGATTACCGAAGATCTTAATGACCTTAGTTCTGGCGTAATACAACCGTCTCAATACGACTTACGAACCATGGCTGACACTGAAGCCTTTATCTCAGCACTAGGCAATGAGCAACGCAGACTACTTGCTGAACAGAATCGTCCTACAGGCAATGACTTTGTGTTTGACCCTGACGATATGGACAATGAGATTACTTATGAGCTTGAACGTTTATCAAATGCATACACAGGTGAACAGCTCGGTCGTGTAGCTCAAGACATTAGTCAAATCATTGATCAAGGGCCTACTAATTACCGTGATTTAATGTCAGATCTTGAAGACTTAGTGTCTTCATATAATCAAGCAGGCAATAATGCTGAAATTAGAATTACTAATAGCATTATGCAACGATTGCGTAGAACTGAGATGCAATTGAGAATGGAGTTTGAAGCGCCATTACTTCGAGGTGATGAAGCAGAGCGTGTTAGAATTATGACTAATGATGATTTGTATGATTTACAATCAGATATAGTTCAAGACTTAATTAATCGATATCCAAATCGTAATCAGTTACAGACAGCAATTAATGATCTAGAGCAAGGTGACTATAATCAGCTACCTTTGTTAGTGCGCTACGGAATGGATGAAAACCAAGCAAGAATCTTTGTATCTGGTATTAGAGGTGATTTACAAGACTATCTTAATAATGAGCCTGCACCCGCTCAGTTGCCTGCACCCGCTCAGTTGCCTGCACCTGCAAACTTCCAAAGAATTCTGTCTGAGTTTGATGGAAATATGAATGATGCTCAAGTTGAGCAGCGCATTAGTGAAATTATTGCAGACACTAGGAATAGTGCAGTAAATCTAAATGCGCTACTTAGAGACATGGAAGACCCAGATCATCCTCAATTTCAATGGACAGATGCTGATCTTTATGATCGATTACATCAGCAAGTTTTCGATGCAGCACAAAATCGTCAAGTTGCTAATGCTCTGCCTGAAGGCCCAACTGATTTGGCAAGTGCTTATCAAGCATTCTTAGATGAAGTTGAAAGCGGGATTGAAGAAGGGTCTTTTGATCCAGACTTATATTCAAATGATGATCTAGCACAATTAATTTTAGATAATCAAGTTGGTGGTGATGTAGGCAATATACAGTCTCAAGCTCTTCGTGAAAGATTAGCAGAAGAAGTTCGTCAGCGCGGAATTGATGTATATCATGAAGCTGAAGACCTAGGTCTTGCACTTCCAGCCCCTGTACCACGTGCTCAAAACGGACCAGAAGCTTACCGTGAAATGTACACAAATCCGGAAACAGGATCAACACAAGCATTTGATCTAATCATGCAAGCAGAGCGCATAACATCAGGTGCAATTAATACAGCAATTCAAAGAACTGCAGGTGATGCAGCTTATGACGAAGAGATTCAGTCTTTTTATAACGTTGATTCTCCAGCAGGTATTCGTCAGCTAAACCGTGCTCTTACATTGTATATGCAAGATAACGGGTTTGACATTAATCCTCGTCCAGCGCCTACTAATCAAGAAGCATTAAGCGACATTCTTGATGAAGCACTTGAAACCTCTATCTACAATTATCCTGATAACATTATTGACGTCATGCAGCGAGATATTGATACAATCATGACGGAAGGAATCAGGTTTGATAGAAACCCTATGGATTTCATTCGACGTTTAAATCAATTATCAGAAGAAGCTGCAGCAACAGGTTTAGAAGGAGATGCTACTTACGCACTCGCGATGAACGAGTTGGCTCAAAGTTTGCTTTATAGTTATCAACAACTACCTGACACTCCAGGAAACGCAGCACCACAAGGCCGTAAAAGAGGCGGGTTGGTTGAGTCTCTAACAGGTGTACGTTCATACTCTGACCTGAAACGTGACGCGTTCAATAAAAAATACTATGATGATGGACAAGCAGCTCTTGACTTTGAGTTGCGCTACGGTACAAAATCTGATAAATTAGGTATACCATATAAAAAATATCCTGATTACTCAGAAGAGGATATAGTTCCATCTAAGCGAAACGAGTTTCTAAACTTTAATCAAGAGCTAAGAAAAGGTGGCCGTGTTCGTAGACTTAGAAAAGGCGGTAAACCAATTGCCCCACGTGAAACTCCAGAGCTTAATGAAAAACTTAACAGAATTAAAGATTTTGTTAATAAACCAAATCGCTGGGATAATTTTGATGATGGTAATTATTTATTGGAAAGATCTAATCAGCTAGAAGTATTACCTGTACCTGTATTTCCAAAGAAACCGCAAGAAGATATTCTTAATCAAAGTCACATGAACATGGAGAGATACAATCACCCTGTTCAATATTACAGCAGTGGCGGTATTAATAAAGTACGGCCGACGCCTAATATTCCGGCAACACCTGCAAAACAAAACCCTAATCCAACTGACCATGTAATTAGAAAGCCTGCTGATCCAGGGTTTAAAGAAACACTAGAGAAAATTCGTGGTCGTAGTAATCAAGATCTTCCGGACAACTACAGAGCCGGTGGATCTATTAGCATTGATGAAATGAAATATGCACTTATGAAAGGCAGATAATGGCCGAAATGCCCATACCCCCAGAATACAATCGCTTTGTCGGTCCTGTGTCTGATGAAGACAAGCAAGACCTTGAAGGCGATGATTCAATTTTTGAGATTTTTGATCAAGATGAAAAGCCTGATGTAGAAGAATTGCCTGACGGTTCTGCTATTGTTCGGCTTGATGAGTCAAGAGGCCCAGAAGATAATCCTGATTTCTATGAGAACTTAGCAGATGTCATTGACTCTTATGATCTCACTGAAATAGCAATGAAGTACCTTGACCTGATTGAGAAGGACAAGGAAGCTCGTGAAGAACGTGACAAGCAATATGAAGAA